AATCAGCACAACATTCATTCCGCGTTTGAGCCGAAGCACATCGAGCCCTTGCAGAATCTCGCGAAACTCCTCGGCCACCAACATTTGCCCCTTGCCGTAGGCGAGGTCTTTGGCCTCGTGGGTGGCTTCGACGTTGCTAACGATTAGCGGCTCGATGAGCCAATCAACCGAGTCAACCACAACGGTCTTGAACTGATGCTCCTCTTTGATCAACGTTTTGATACTGTCCACAACGTCGCTGATCTTGTTGGCTCGCGGAAAGCTGGTCACGTCTAGCGAGTCTAGGCCGTCTTCGGTACTGATGAAGATTGGGGCCGGGAACTGGCTAGCGAGCGTTGACTTGCCGATGCCGTGACCGCCGTAGATGACGAATCGTGGCGGGACGGCTTGCTTGCCGCGCCGCAACGTATCCTGCCAGCTGGCGGGGGTGGGTTGCTTTTCTTTTGACATTTTGTTTCTCCTTTCTGAGTAGAGGCGGTTAGTCGTCCGCCGTTGCGAAATCGTCGAAACCTTCGGCGTCTTGCCCAAAGTCCCATTGGTGCGTGATGTACTGGAACAGCTCGCGGTCCCAGCTCAAGAGGTTTATTTTGTCATCCTGCTCGGAAGCGATCGCAGCGCACACGGCGCACAGCGACGGATCCCCCACCATGAGCAGGTAGTCGCCCGGCTCCCACTCGCTAAGAACCCTTCGGGCTTTTTGTATCATCATGCGGGTGTTGTACGGTTTGCGGGGGCGGCTAAACACGGCCCGCAACTGCCCGAACCGCCGAGCGTCGCTGAGGTCTTTACTGTTGTCGACCTGAACCACAAACACCGTTCGGGCGTTACCGGGTTGTTGAAGGGGTGATGTCATTTTTACGTTTCCTAGGTTGTTTTGGGGGCGGAGCGATGAGCGCCAACTCTTCAGCGGTCAAGTAGTTTTCGCAACCCACGGCTACGGCGATTTTAATGGCCTCTTTGCGGTACCACGTGTAATCGAGGTCCGTCGGGTGAGTTTCAAAATCCTCAACGGTCATGCAGGCTCTTGCGCCGTCGGTCTTTGGAACTTTGTTATTGTTCTTCACGTACCGAATAGGCTCAAGGGCGGGGTCGTTCGATTGGTACCAACGCACAACCCGCCCTAAGTATGCGCCCGCCTGAGCGCCACCACCAGTTACGTTACGCGCTGAAATGAAGTCTCTGAACGGCGCGGCGTATATCGTCTCGAGCAGGGGGCGGCCCCGCGCTAACCACTGGCCCACGGCGTCGGCGCAAACCTGCGCGGTGGGGTTCTTCTTCAGCGACAACGGCGCGTAAATGCCTTTAACTTTCAGCGAACGGTCGGGTTTTACGGCGATGTAATTGTTGACGTCTTTTAGCGCAAGAACGCGATACGGCGTGAACTCAAACACGAACCGCGAAACCTCACTAAAACGGCTGATGACTTTTTGAACCGTAGCCTCAAGCGACGCGGGGTACCGAATGGCGATGCCGTCGGTGTTGGCGGAGAGCGTTGTGGCCCCCGCGAGCTCCAACCACTCGATGAGCATCAGCAACGTAAACTGACCCGTGAGCGTAACGGCCAACATCAGGTCCGGCGAGTATAGCACCGAGAACCGACTAGCGAGCTTTCCGAACGTGCCGTTGAGGGAAATCTTGAGCGTCTCGCCCGTTGTCTTATCACCGGAACGCTTGGCTTCCAACCGGCGCTCATAGATCTTACGGTACTCGCGGACGAAATCCTCACCCAACCCGGCAGGCACAAAGCCGCACTCGAGAATGATGCTGGGGTAGAAGCTAGCGGCGTCAATATCACAGATGACGTCAGCCCCAGCAACGTGACAAACTTTCCGGTCATGAACGCTGTGAATACCCCCTACGCCGAGCTGATACTCGCCGTGGCCGAACGGTATGGTGGCGTGGCCTAAGAACTCGGGCAACACAACGTGCCCCGTGTTGGGGTTCATCTCGAACGTGTGCGCCGCGACGCGCTCCAAAAGTCGCTGAAGCGCCGGGTCACGGAAGCTTAAGAATTTAGGCGGAGCGTAGCGCACGCTCTTCGGAACTTCATTTTCGCGGCGTTGCAGCCCCATGCTTGTGATGTACGCCTGCTCGGCCATTTGCGAGTCGGACTTACTGCGCATGTCAGCGCCGTAACGCCGGCTCATCTCGACGCGCAGCAAGACTTCTTTCTCAAGGTGCCGTAACAGCTCCGCCGTTGTCTCGACGTCATTGTGGCAATACTCAAGGAGGGTCGCTTCCTGCTCGGGATGTATGAGTTCAGCGTGATGAATCGGAAGGTCTTGCAGCCGGGGCATATGCATCCGCGCCCCATAAGCCTTCAGACTCACGAACGACGGCGCAACCTCAATCAGGTCTATCCAGTCGAACCGCACTTCCGGCAGCATGAACTTACGCATCGCAGCCCAAGGCGCTAGGCGGTTGCTGATGATATCGTCGGCGATGCGTTTGATTTCAGCCTCTGTGCGGGTGTTGCAAAACGCCGCCACAATGATGTTGTCGAACTCCCGCGAGTTGAACCCTACGAACGTGCCCCCAGAGGTGAGCAGCTTTTTAAGCCGCGCAGGAGCCTCTGGTTCGTGACGCCAAAGGTCAAACCATTCGCCGGTGTCTACGTTCTTGGCGCAGAACAACGTGCGGTTTCGGTAGGTCTCGGTATCAAACACCCAAGTGCTCATCTGTCTTGATTGGTGTAGCCGGAGGTCGGTTCAGCGCCGTCGGACTGCTCAGCGTAACGAGCGATCTCGATGTATTTCTCAAGGAAGTGCTGAGCCTTGAGCAAGTCCGTGAGACCGTTCTTACGTTTCCAACGTGTTACATACTTCGTGATCTGACCCTGAAAGTAGTCAAGGTCGTTAGCGACGACGTAGTCCCAATGCTGAATGCCGGAGCGGTAGTGTGAGCCGGCGACTTGTTTTTCGTTAGCGCTCATAACGTAACCCTTTGATGGTGTTGAAAAGGTCAAGCTCACGCCCTACAAGAATCAGCTCATGGGCGTAAGCAACATAACGGTCGTGGACTTCGAGCATCCGCCGGTTGCCGAGCTGTACCTCACGTAGGCAAAACATCGCCCCGTGAGCTATATCGGCGAGCTTGAGCGTGCGCTGATCGCAGGCGTTGAGCTCGGGGTACGCGATTCCGGCATCGAGCATCAGCCGGCGCTCAAGTTTATCAACCTGATCACCTATACCGTATTCGCGTTTCGCCGGCGAGGGGATATCGCCCGTGTGCTGCTCGGCGAGGTCATGAAACAACGCGGCAAGGATCAGCTGACGACTTGCGTTCGGGTTTAGCAGCAAGGTGAAGCACGCTACGCCATGCGAATGGTGGCCGACGGTTTCGTTTTGCAGCGTCGTGAGCGTGTGAAAGCGTTTGACTTCGCTTCCGTTGATGATGAACTGAAGGGTTTTTCTCATTTCAACAGTCTCAAGTTAAAAGTTATAAAGCTAGAACGTAAAAGTATAGGCCGCATTTTCTGAAACGCAAAATTAGCGTCTCCGAGCTGCTTCGCGCCGCTCAACCCAGTCCATAGCAGCGCTGCGCCAATCGGTAGCGCGAACCGAAGCCGCCTCAGCCCGGCCAGTCTCCCCTGCTCGGCGAGCCGCACTGACCATAGCCATGGGGCGGGCGACTTCGCTCAGGAACGTGTTACGGTACGGGTTGTTAGCTAGCGGGTCAACGCAGAACCACTCACACTCGTAAAGGAACAGTTGCGGGTCCGGTTCGGTCATCAGCGGGCGCGGTTCGACCATCCCCCGCCAGTAACGATCATAATCGCCGGCTTGGGGCGGCAACGTAATGTACTGATCGGCCTTGTAAAGGTTTCGGTAAAGGTGAAGATTCGCGCTCACTTGCCGATAAACCCCTAACGGAACTTGAAGCGCCGTGGCGACGAACTCCTGCAGCACGCTAAAATGCACAACGTTAGCACCGAGCGCACCCCACCAGATATCGTTGCTGCGGTTCAGAACGGTCATGTCAAGCTGCGCGGCCTGAGTTTCAAAGATTATTTGCGTGTTACAGGCTTTGTCTTTAGTGGTCTTTGTGAGATCAGCGGGGTCCCAAATTTGCACAACGGCTTGCCGAGTCCGGGGGTCACTGCGTAAAAGATCAATCACGCCCAACAGCTGATCGAACCCGAAATGCCGCCGCCAACGGTAGCCGTACGCAGCGTTAAACGTTACGCCGTCATCGCTGTACTGCCGAATGCGGCTGTTGAACTGCTCAAGAAACGCTACGTCATTGCGCCCCGCGAGCATCCAAATCGACTCCATGAGGTGAAAAATCGGGTTAGCATCGCGCCCTTCATGAAACAGCACGCGCTCTTGCGGTTTGAGGTACGTAATGATGAACGTATCGGTAAAGGTAATTGCCGGCCCGTTACGCGTGTTGCGCTCATGTGTAGGATACGTGCGGAGCTTCCAGAAAACCTCCGCGAAGGCCTCATTTACGTTTGTTGCGGTGATTGTGTAGGCCATGACTCTAGAACTCCTTCTCGGGCTTGTAGCGGGTTTTAGGTACGCCGTCTCCAACCACGGTGCGTGCGTACTTGCTGTATTCGCACATGACGTTCTGCACATCATGAAGTGTAAGATCGGTAATGTCGAGCTGCGTCTCGATTGCGTCTTTAATTTCAACCAGCTTCTTGTTGAACTGGGTCTGGTTCCAAGGCATCGTTGATTTACGGCCCGTAAGGTAGTTTAGACCTCTGGTGCTGCCGGGGCCGATCGGGGCGTAGGTGTGAAGGTCCTCCGCAACGCCGAGCTGTTTATCGGTGTAAGTAAGATCAGCGGCAACCTGACCAGCCATGAACGTATTCAGCCCGAACGAAGTTGACAGCGTATTTACAAAGTTCTCGATTCGCGGACGCTCATAGTTCAGCTCTTCGATGAGTTTGGCGTTGAGTTCGATTGCGGGCTCAATGATATGCCGCGCCAGCGCAAGGCTCTTGATCCCCGCTGGGTCTTTTTTCGTAGGGTAAACCATGTACGCGCCGCTGTAAATTTTGTCAACCTTGCGGCGATACGCTTCGATGAGAGCGCTAAACGCCTCAGGTGAAAACTTCTCAGGCGACACGGGCAACATCTTCTCGTAAACCAGCACTCGCAGCGTAGGCGGCCAGTTGATCAGCCGCGCTATCAAAAGCGTAAACCAGAGGTCCGGTCGACCGGCGTCGGGTTCTATAAGATACTTAATGATCCACTGAGACACCCGGTCGTCGCGGCGGCGGATGTTCGTGAACTTATAGTCGCGCAAGATAGGGTCTTCGGTCCATGGGGGCGGCAGCTTGTTTTCGCGTGAGATGCGGATCACCTCTCGTTCCCAAACAAAGTAAAGCAACCCCTCAACTGACGCGATTTTATCAGCGGTGGGCGGTCCGTAGGGGCAATCTTCGATCATGCTTCGAACTCCTCGAAAATAGTCATCAGCTGAGGGTGAGGGTCAGCGTAGTCAATGAGCCGCACGTCGTAGCCGGCAGCGCGGAGGTTGCGGTAGCAGTTCACAACGGCGTTGAACTTCTGAATCAGGTTCTTAGGGTCAAGCGGTTTTTCGTTTCCGGCCGTGAGTCGCCGCTGCTTCACACGCTCGATACACAGCTCGAGCGGCGTGTTCATGAACGCATAAACCGCACAGCCCGTGGGGTGAACGGCCTGAGTGATTTGGCCGCCCAGCCCGCTAGCGGAAACTAGCGCCCCTTCGTAAAGCACATGCCCCAGCGGGTGCGCTTTCAAGATGCGTTGAGCCACCTCGGCTTGGGTCTTGATTGCGTCAGTGCCGCCGCAAACGTTATCGTACTTGCCGATGACGTAGATCGGGGTGCGTAGCGTAGGGGCGGTCGTGCGGTAGCCCGCGATTTTCTCACCGCTCATCAGTGCTTTAGCACCGTACGCTAAAAACTGCCGTACGGCGGTGGTTTTACCTGAACCGAAGGTGCCCGAGACGCGCAAAATGACGTTTCGCATTTGAGTTTTTCCAGTTGTTTCGTTATAAAAAGTGTTCAGAACGATACGGCTGACCCGTAGCAGGAAATATACGCGCTTTTTCTTTCAAAGACAACTGTTGCGGCTCACACTCGGCGCGCAACCACTCAGGCAGGTCCAGACTACGCATGTCTTTGAACACCGCTGTGACTTCGCTCAAGCCTCGAGCGTCGGCCCACTCGATGCGCTCCCACGCCATATCGGCGTAAACGCCGGGGTAACGCCGCCCGAAGAAGTGATTCTTGAACGTGCACAGGTTGCTCTCAAGTGTAAAGTTGCTTACGTTGGGGGTGTCGTGGTTCTGCTCAGAAAAGTCAAAAAGAATGTTGTCAGCTTCTCGGCTCAGCCAAGTACACATGCCTTTGAAATTAAAATAGTCGCCGTCAAAACCATTGTTAGCGCGTTTATCCCAAACCAAGTTGTCATTTCCCGTAAGAAAAAGCATCCCGTTTCGGTGAGACCTAGAACCAGATTTATCATCAAAAAGTAGATCATCGCAGTCGGCTCCGAACCCGTTTAGGTAAACGTACTCCAAGTAACTGAACGATGATAACCTGCCGAATGAGTGGTAGCGGTTTCTGACCAGTTTCCAGAGCTCGGCATAGGTCTTTCCGCTCAACATGGCGGCTTGCGTGCCGTGCTCGGCTACAAGGCTGGCGTAGGTGCGGATGGCCTCAACGGTGTGCGCTTTTTGATATCGGCGATCGGTGTCGAACTGAAGCCGGTCCCACTCCGTCCCGAACCATTCCGAGAAACCGCTCAACATTGCGCCGGGCGGTGGAACCGACGGAAGGCGCTTCGCGAGACTCATTGAGGTGATGGGGTTTTGAGTCAAGCCGTTCAAAAACGCGAACCAAAGGCGCTGCTCAGCATCCCAGTCATAACGCCGCGCCAGCTCCGGCATATAAAGGTACACCAACCCCGGCATCACACCGTAGGTCAAGTTCAGACCGTAGAGCTTATCGAAATATTCCCGGCGGTTTTCTCGCAGTCGGTAGTCAGTTGTTAGCATTTCGAGCACCCTCTTTAATAAAGATGTCGGCTGCCAAGAACGCATTGGACGCATCTTCTTGCAGCGAAGTTTCGTCGTTAGTCGCATACTGAAGCATGAAGAACATCGCAACAACTTCGCGCACCGACATGTCGCGGGCGAACCCACCGTTTTTACGAACCTGCTCCCACCACCAGTGATCGTTCATAGAAGGTTCCACCCAAAGTTAAACAACGAGCTCATGACGCGGCAGAACGCCCCCGCTAAGACCGTGCCCGCTGCAATGAGCGCCACCCAACTCAGCACCCAAAGGAAGAAGAACCCTCCGCTATCAAACACACTTCGGTTACGGTTTCTCATTTTGAGACTCCTTTTGCTGCGGCAGCTTTCTGATGCTCATAGGTCAAGAACGAGTTGACGAGCTCAAATGAGCGCCCGTTGATCTCAACCACCGCCCGCTGGCCGGCTTTTGCGGCGTTGTAAAGCTGGCGCGTAAGACGATCCTGCTGACCGCTGGTCATCCAGTCGGGGCGATCACGGCGAAGTTTCAAAGCGTTAGCCCAAACCTCACCGGTCTCGATACAGCGCACTCGTCGGTCAGGCAGCCGCAGCGACTCGCTCATGGCGGGGCGCTTACCGCCGCCGGTGGCGGAACGCTCCTTGGTGTTGATGACTTTGCCCGCAAAAGAAACCTGAAGTTTATCCCACAGCTCGCGACAACGATCAACCGCCAGTTGACGGTCAGAGAACGCCCGAACACGGCGCTCGGCGTACTTGTTGTGGAACTCAATGAGCTGCTCAATCGAGGCGGTCTCTAGCCAGGCGTAAAGCGACTTGCTGGTTTCGGTTTGATGGGGGTCGATGTTAGTCATTTTGAGTAATCTCCTGTGTGTTCAAAAGGGTGCTTCTTCAAACTCTTCAATGCTCGGTGGCGGCTTCGGGGTGCGGGCAGCTTTTACTTGCGACAGCGGCAGTATCACCCACTTCGGGAACGGCCAGTTGGCGGGTTGCTGGCCGATGAGCCGTACCGAGCACCCGCCATCTGCGTGAACGGCCTCCAACACCCCTACGCCTGAAGGCGTCATGACGCGGTCTCCAACCTGATGATGGCGCATTTCAAACTCTCTCAACGACGTACTCAGCATCGAGCGGAGCGTCAATGGCTGAGAGATATTCTTCAACGGCCTCTTGCTGCGTAGCGCCGTGGCCTACCGGGTCGCCGGGTTCGTAATCAGGGCCAAAGGCCGTCCAGTCAAAGAAGCGCTCCGGAACCGGCGGCGTAACGTGTAGAGTTAAAATCTTAAGCACGGCGGAACTCCTTGCTCAAAAGGTCTTGGACTTTTTCGCGGATGGCTTGATCTTCAGCCCAGGTGGCTTTGGCGGCCAGCTCAGGTGACAGTTGACCGTCTTCGTCAAGCACATGCCACTCGCAGTCAAACCAGCCGTAATAGTCAAGGTCGCTATCGGCGTTGCGGCTGAACGTGCCGGGCACGCTCTCGTAAGACAGCACGCCGATTAGGCAGGGCACGCCGCCAATGACGTGCTCGAATGTAAGGCGAAAGGGTTTCATTAGACTTACTCCTCGACGGTGACTTCGAGTTGAGCATCTTCAATCGCGTGCTTCAGAGGCCACATCGCCAGCCAAGCTTCAGCTTGCAGCGCTCCGACATACTGCGGGTCTTGAAACGTTTTCATGCTTGCTTTTTCGATCTTGCTGAGCACTTCGATCACTTTAATGAGTTGACTGAGTTGTACTTTCATTTTGAGTTCCTTTGAGTTGTTGAGTTAGATTGAGGGGGCGGTTGACCCCCTGGAATGAATCTTACCTTGAAGTTACTTTTACGGCAAATACGGCGGAAACTTTCGTGTACTTAGCGATTTGATCAGCGGTAATGCCGAGGTCGGCGCAGAGCTGTTTGTAGTCAATAACCTGACGGTTTGACTCGCTGTAAGTTGCTTTGAACAACATACCTTCGACAACACGCGGACCACCGGCACTAGCAGCGTCTTTGATCTGATCTTTGATCTTCTCAGCGCGAGCTTCGAGAGTTTTGATCTCGGCGAGCAACGAACCGAGTTGATCAGCAGCGGTGAGTTTGAGGTCGTTTAGCATTTCAGTTCTCCTAAGTTATCGCAGTTATGAAGTACCACGGTTTGAATTAAACCTCATTCCATCATTGTTTGACAAGTGATAACCCTTCAATCTGGTTGGGTATTGATTCGCTCCCTCCCGCTTCCAAGGTTGAACGGGTCGTTGAACATTGGGGGTGACGTTTTAGGGCGGGGCTTCTTTGACGGAATAGGCTTAGTGGCTTTGTAGTAGCCGAGCTTTGAGACCTTGCCCGCTACGGAGGTCTGCTCAAGTTTGAAGGTTCGCTCAACTTCACCGGCCATCAGCAGCGGGCGTAGGTTGCCCGTAATGCACGCCGTAGTGACCTTAAACCGCTGCGCCAGCAACGCGGTTGAAGCCGGCGTGCTGCGGTTCTTCAGGTAGTTCAGCAGCTCACGCTGCCGGGGGTTGAGCTTCAGCGGGGGGAGTGTGGGGCTGCTCATGGTTGGGTGTACTCAACGGGTATCCAACGACGATAGGTTTCGTGCTTGCGCATGGTGGCGGGGCACTCTCGCGAGGGCGGAACCCAGCCGTATTTACGCCAAACGTCTTCCACGGGTATGCACCAGTTACCGGGTTTGATCTGGCGGTTGAACTCTTCAAGCCACAGTGGGGCGGTTGGTTTTTCTAGGGGGGTGGGGTTTTCCATTCTAAAGTTCTCCATCTTCAGGGTTAAAAACACGTAACGAGCCGGGCTCGGTGGGGTAATGTTGCGCGACCAGCTCTTCGTTGACACGCACATAGTGATTAGCGCGACCTTGCGGTTTCTCGAGCTCAATGCGTTCGACGAGGCCATCCGCCAGCAGGGAGTTCATCAGCCGCTCACGCCGTTCTTGCGAGCACTTCAGGCCGCCTTCGGCTGTGGCTAGCCGCTCAAAGTAGCTGCGAGCGCGGTTGGGGTTTTCGCGAATGAGCCGTATCAGCTGATGTGTGAGGGCGTTGAGGGCGGTGCGTTCACGCTCCTCTTTGACTTGCGTTTTAAGCGCTGTGCGTTCGCCGGCCTTCAGCGGACGGGCCACAGCGTGCGCGAACCATATGTCGCGCGGAGTGCCGAGCACGTCCGGGTGGCGCTCGCGGTTGCTAACGAGCTC